AGAATGGAGTAGAACACCACACTCCTGGATTTGTATTTGAGTTCTCAAAAGTATGGGATACAACAGTCTCATTCTTCATCAACCAAGCAAATTCTACAATGCCAGCACCATACCATTCATAATTGATAGAAATCATTTGTTGTTTTGTTGGATCTGCAGTAACTCCAGTGTATCCATTACCATCAAACTTTTCACCATTCCAATCATCTCTGTATACTCTGGTTTCTGTAGTAATTCCACTTACAGTACTGCGAATTACATATGAGTATGTAAGTCCATCATTCTCAAAGAATGTCCCATTATAATCATCAAACAATCCAAATCTTCTACGAATACCTACCTGTGGAGTATCAAGACGAATTGCAAATGCAAGAGTTGCACCTCTACCAGGAATGTATCTCATCACATTCTTGGTTTGGCGAATGATTTTGCTTCCTGTAGTGGAACCAACTTGCATGATTACATTACTGGCATTTACATTAAATGTTGCGGTTGCAATTCCAACTATTCTTTCATCCCATACATCAGTCTCTTTACCATACTGAAAGGTGTTAAAGAATACTGTTTGATACGGAGCAACTTTGAGACGATTGTTATTGGTGAATTGAGGTCTCCAGTCAGTCTGGTTTCCCCAGTGATCTGCGATATTATAAACCTCAAATAGACTTCTCTCCTGATCTAGAAAGTCTTGTGTTTTCTTATTCCACTGTGCCATAATTAATCAGTCCAAGTTAGTCTTTCTGGTTGATATCTTTGTGAATTTTTGATTCTTAAAGAACTTTGAGATTGTGATGGATAGATGTTATGAACAATCGCACCAGGATATTCTCCTTGAAGTTGTTCTGCAAGAGCGTTCTTATCCATCATAGAACCTTCAACTTCCATACGATATAGTTTTCCTTCCCAAACTACATCAGCAAGGAAAGATTCTGTTGCTTGCTCTGGTTGAGATCCACCACTCATATAGAGATTTCCATTGAAATCTCCGGCGATATTGATGCTTTCTGATAAGAATTGTTGAAAAGATTTCATTTTAGTTGCAGTTCCAACGACGGAGGGCTTTGTTGATTCTTGAATCTGGGTCTCTTGCAGTTTTTGCAGAAGTCAGTTTAGACTTCATACCAGACATACGTGAACAGAATGATTTGCGTCTTGAGGCTCTTTTTCCAGTTGGATTTTTTTCAGTTACAGCAGTCTTAAGTTTAGAACCTGGATTCTCACGACGATAAGCATTGACTGCCTTTTGACTTAATCCATCAGTTTTATCTTGGCGATTGACTTTTTGCCAATCTTCACCAAGTTCTTGTCTCCAATCTGAATACTGCTCTGGAACACAATTGGGAACTAGTTTTTTGCCTTTCTTTTTTAGACCAACTTGATTATATCCTGTCCAACATGCTTCATCAACTTTACCTTGTCCACTATCAAGATAATCTGCCGCAGTATCAATATAATCTGCTGCTTTTGTAATTTTTGATTGTACCCATGCTTCAAGACCACCTTCACCTTTACCCATTTTCTTCTTCAATCTTTTTGCAGCAGAAATAATCGTTGAGAGTTCCGAACGAGCCATTGAATACTCGTGATCCTTTTCTTCATTTGCTGGATGAACCTGAGCAACACTGAACTTCATTTGATTATCAGTTAAACCTTGTGCTGGTTGTGAGTATGCTTCCCAAAACTTAGGACCGTACTTACATTCTGACTGAGTTTCATTCTTCTCACATGCTGGGCAATATCGAATCATGTCCACCGATTCTGATTTATTTCCCCAATTAGCAGCACCAACTTTACGACACTTGACAAGTGCTCCTGATGCATATGCACTTGGCCAAACACTATATCTTGATTTTACTTTATTATAACAGGCATCTTTTTTTGCTTTTTTCTCTGCTTCTTGTAGATCAATTTCTTCTTTCATCTTCTTTTTTGGTTTATCTGTTGAAACATAAGTTGGTTTTGCAGCACCAGATTTTTGTTGCTGGCCAGGATCTGCTGCTTTTTTTCTTCTTGCTGCTGAAAGTCTTTCTGCCTTTGTCATGCTTGCTCTTTTTGCAGAAGACACGCATTTTGGAGTTCCTTCTCCTGGTTCATCACTTGCACATGTTCCACCAGTTACGACATTGACCCAACCAGGTTTTCCATCCTTTGATTTGGATTTTCCAAACCAATCACGAAGACCCTCTTCATTCATAGTTTCTTCATATGCCATACCTCTTCTGGTATGCTTTAATTCACCTTTTTGTTTTGCCATTAGTTCTTTGGAATATTTTTGTGCTTTTACTGCACTTGAAACATTCTCATCTGGAGTTTTTTTCTTTGGATTGTCATATACATCAACATCTCCATCAGCATCTCTATCAACATATTGAACGGTTGAATGATGTACAAGATGCTTGAGTTGAAGATTAGGATCTAATTGATGCTGTGATTTTTTTAAATGGGGTGTTTTATGGGTAAAAACAGCCTCATCAACTTTTTTGAGTTTACGTCCCTGACAATGGGCACGTTGACTAAATCCTTTTGGATTATCACAATCAATTGATTTTTTATATTTTTCGGACCAACCCATTAGAAACTAAGACTCTTCTTTATTATTTAGGAAACCCTGTTTCAACAATTTTGATAGTTCTGCTGTTGAACCTACGAATAAAGCATTATTAGTGACATTATTTGTAGTTTTTGGTGAGTCTTCTTCAACATCTTTTAATTTCTTCTGAAGATCAATTAACTTATCGGTCGTATCAGCAACACTTTTGATCAATTGACCTGCAACTTCATAGGCTCTTGGACTTCCCCCTTCACCGGCAAGTTCCATGATACCATTAATTGCCTCTTGCCCTTTTTCAATTAATGAATATAAATTTGCACGAGTATATTCGTAATCTTTTTGGATATCATCATTTTTTATATTTAAAATTGGTTTATTTATCTCTGAAGGTGCTTTTTCAACTTCTATGATAGAACTTTCAATATTCAATGCTTTATCCAAATCTTCATAATTTGCCATAATTTTTAATAATCAGTTTGTCTTGGTTGACTATATGTTTTAGTATCCAATAAATCTTGCCACGACTCATTAAAACCAAAATCATCATCTGCTTCTACGAATGGATCATCCGATGATGTGATTGCACCATCGTTGTTATAATCCTGTTTTGCTTTTGGTGTAGCAACATATCTTACTTCTCTCGTTGCAGTTGCTATATTAGTGCTGGTTGCCATGTCAACCTGAACTTTTTTAATCAGTCCATCAGTATTGTCTGCTATTGCACCGAAGAGATATGTTTTTACTGTAAATTGTAATGTGTATATCAATGCTCTTCTGGTTGAAAAATCACCCTCATAATCATCTTGAAAACTGATACTATCTAAAACTACGGGTATATCTCTTTTTTCACCAATAGAATCCACAAGATCTAATGTAATTGTAAATGATGGTTGAAAATATGGTAATATTTGTTCTACTATTTGCAAGGCATCATCATTTAATTTTGAAAGAATATTAAGTTCAAAACCAATGTTATATGGCACTGGCATAAAAACTTTTTTCACTTTATTATTGCTTTCATCAACTGCTTTAAAAGTTTGTGTTACTGTAGTTTTTCTTGTAGGATCATATGAAATACTATTATGCTCAAATGACATTCTAGGCAATGTGATTTGATATGGTCGGTTCAAATCTTTTTGTTCTGTAATTCTTGCTAGAAATTTTTGAGCTGGTCCATAATTCAGAGGAACTCTAAGAACACTTAGAACATCAGAATTTTCATCTTTATGTTTGATATGAATATCATTAAATAAAGTACCAAAACCAATAATGGTTTTTCTAATAATTTCGTGATAGTAATAATTTCCAAGCATTAATAGACACCAAATGGATTATCTTGACTAAAATCTATAATATCTATACCCTCATTCTCAATTTCGTCATTTTGTGCATATGGATCTTCTGTAATAAAGGTATCATACTTCTTAACAGTCCATAGAGCACTAGATGCCGCTCCAACAATTGACTCACCTTTTATAAAATCACCTGATATAATAGAAATTAATAATTGTTTATTATTTATGTTCCAATTCTTAACCCTAGCTTTCGCACCAGAAATAGATCCAGTAACAATTTCATTATCTTGAAATGTTCCTATACCAGTATTATTTACTATTGCGGATGGTGATGAAACAGTAATAGATGGATCAACAACTCTATTTAAATCGTCATATTGAATTGAATATCCACTACCTGCATTTCTTATACCAAAAGTTAAAATACCAGAGACTGAATCTTTTATATTTGCAACTATAATTGCACTAGTTGAACCAATACCTGTTGGTGTCTGATTAATTGTAATAGTTGGAATTGTAAAATACCCTAAACCTTGATTTATAGCAGTAAGAGACTTTATTCCTACCCCACCAGAAGTATTAATCATACAAGTAGCAGCTGCCCCAGATCCACCTCCACCAATAAAAGTCAATATTGGTGCTTCAGTATAACCATAACCAGTATTTGTAATTAAAACTTCCTTAATAGAATGTGCATCTCCAACTGAAGTTGTGATTGCAACTGCTCTTGCATTAGCGCTTGATAATCCAATTGGAGATGTTGAAATTGAAACTACAGGTGGATTGATATAACCATTTCCATCATGATTTAAAATTATACGTTGTACATACCCAGTTTGTGTTGCCTGTGCAACTTTTAGAGTAGCATTTTGTGCATCATCATAATCAATGAGATATAATGTAGCAGTAACATCCTTAATAAGTTCATCAACTTCATCAACCGTAGTATCCATAATCTCATCTTCATATTCAAATAGTTCACAAACTAATTCATAAACATAAAGTTTTCCTAGTTGATAAAAAGGTTTTTCATGCTCAACAAATTTAACTTCAAATAATCTTTGACCCAATGGAAAATAAATTAAATCACCCTCTCTTGGTCTAGTTACAAGTTCTACTTCATTTGGGTCATTGTAAATTAAGTTTGGGTTATAAATTGAAGTTAAGATTGGTGCAATAAATTCTTCAAATCTTTCTTTTGAAATTGTAAGAGTTACTTCATCACGCAAAGAAACCCCAAATTTTGTCATAATATCACCGGCACCAGCATATCCTTCATAGTTATTGACATATGCTTCAATAATAAAATTGTCATCAAATTTTGATGATTGTATTTCTTTGAATACGTTATCCGATCTTAATATTTTTCTTGGGATATACATAACGTCAATTCCATATATCCTCAACTGTTCATTTATTAGATCTTGAATTAAGTTTTGTTCAGTTGATGAACCATTTAAAAAGAAAGGATTAAGTGCCATATTAAGATCATCCTATCATATCTAATGGTGGTAGTTCATATTCAAGTGCCATTCTTTGTTTAATATCTTCTAAATCTCTCTGTGCATCGTCGTAAATTTGTCTTCCATTGAGTTCTATACCACCAGGAAGTTTTACCCCCTGGAATTTAATCAAGTTCTGTCCCCACTGTCTTTTTATGAGTGCAGTTAGATATTTTTTTAAGAAACTGTCATTATAAACCTTAGTAAAGGTATTTGGATCTAAAATTCTGTAGCATTCAATAACAATATAAGTATCTTTTGTTTGTGATCCCCAATCAATATCCAGATAAAGTCTATTTTGTCTCTTGTTGAATCTTATTTGTTTATCTGTAGTAAGTAAAAAGTCAATATCTTCTAAGTAACTTTTTACCATTGCATATTGCAAAAGTTCAACAGAATTAAAATAATATAAGTCATTTAAAAATAATTGATATTTGATACTCCACATTCCACCAGAAATAGAACTAGTATCAAATTTAAATATCTTTTCTATTCCAATGACAGAATCTGGGACTTGTATATAATTAGAAGCTTCGTAAAAATTAAATGTAGTTGTACCAATACCAGCAATGTTGGAAGAACCTGTCGTAGTTGTAACACCAACTCCACCAGGAAGAGTACCTTTACCTTTATTGAGATCTTGCTCAGTAAATTTGTACTTTAAGTACATTTTTTCAATACCATCAAAATGACGTTCTTGAAAGTATTGAAGAGCATCATCTACTAAATCATCTAATTGTTCTTCGGCAACGTTAATTTCAATAACTGGTTCACCAAGTTGTCTTAAACAATAATCAATTAATTCTTGTCTTGAAGCTGGTTTTGACATCAGTAGAATCCTCCATCGATACTGTCAGTCCAAACAGGTACATTATTTGCATTAGTGGTTAGTAATAAATTTGTAGTTTGAATTCCCACCGATGGGGTTGCAGTCGCAATAACTTCAGCATTAGGACCAAAATATGCAATACCGTAAGTTTTTCCAACCCCTGCTTGTAATGTTGTAATTCCTGTTAATGAAAAATCAACAACATTAATTGAACCCCATCTTTGTGATGGGGTTCCCAGACTATAAGTATTATCAATATTTGGTACAATATTGGAATTTACTTCTCCAGAAAATACAACATTATCTGTTGTTGAATTTCCAAGACCAATAGTGCCACCATAAAAAATTGCATTACCTACAAACGTAGACGTTCCTTCAACCTGAATATTTTGGTCAAAATAAACATTATCGTAGAATGTACTTATGCCCAAAAATTCAGATGGACCGTCAACAGATAATGAACTAGATGTTACACTACCTCCTACAACATTAGTGGCATTAACTGCTAGATATGGAATATCTGGAGCACCAAATGCTGTGATAACTTTTATTCTGTTTTCTTGTCCGATTCTTACTGGTATTCGGGGCATTAGTAAGTTACTCCTTTTCTTACAAATACCATTCCTTCAACGACCTTGGTTTTTTTGGAACCATCATCTAAAACTACATCATAAACGTATCTACCTTCTTTCAATGCTGCAGTTTGTTGTTGAGTCAAACTGATTTGAAGTATCCCTGCACTAGGGACTACAAAAGTTACAGCAAATCCAACTTTTGTTGCACTATATGGATGCTTAGATAATTTAGCAGCAGCGGTATATCCACTGAGATTTAAAGCACTATTACCAGAACTACTAGCTAAGGTAAAAACTTGATCAAAGTCTACTCCTGTATTAATGATTAAATTGTTAACATAAACAGCAGACATCTGAATATTCTGTTATTTAAACTATTTATGAATGCTATAGATTATGTTTATTTAAACTTAGAACCTTCTAAATCTGCTAAAACTTCTTGTTGCTTCATGTACAACTTAATATATGATTTAGTCAGATTGCGAAGTTTATTTAAATCTTCACATTCATCAATTTCTCTACTGAGTTTCTCATATTCAAATAATTTATTCATATCACTTAAACTAATTTTACTTGGATCCATTTAAAATCTCCTTTAATAATGATTTAATTTCATCAATATCTTTTTTCATTTCATTGATTTCTCTTTTTTGAAATTCTCTTTGATTGATTGAATTTACATATTGGTCATATGCTGTAGAATCGCAATTAATTATAGCACCACTATTTTCATCACGATATAAATTTTGATACCCTTCTACCTTAATCATTTATCGAATTGCTAATGTTCTTAAACTCTTAATTCTAGGTGCTCTAGATTGATCTGTACCAGACATAACTATTTTAATTGTGTATCCAACAAAAAGATCCAGATTGTCTGCAGTAAATTCATATTCCAAGAATTCATTATCTAAACTTGGTTGTACATATCTATCTGGTCTGCCCGTATTCTTAGAAGAGTCGAGAACGAGGAATCCTTGATCCGATACAGATCTTAGATTATCATATCCAGGGAATAGTTCAAAAGTTTGAGGAATACCATCAGAATCTGCTCTGATCAAACTGTAAAGAACTCTAAAATCAGCTGATGCATGTCTATATGCACTTAAAATCACTTTCAATGTTGTTGCTGGTTGTGCTAGATTAACAGTATTTGATACATAAACTGCAGCATGAGGGTCATTATTGATTGAATTAACCCTATTGTCTGTTACATAATTTGTAATCGGTACGTTTAATCTACTACATCTAAACTCTGTAATTGCATTATCTAGATAAATTATTGGAGATAAATTAGAATTTTGTGTATTTAAAGTTATACCCGTTACAAAAGATTTGTTTCTCAATAGTTTAGCTAAACCGGGTTGATTTTTCTCATTAATCTCTGAAGCCACTATTCTCATTGATCCTAACGTATTGACAGCATTTAGTTGAACCGGTTCGGAAACTTGCTCAACGAATGCATTTTCTGTTCCATTTGCACTTCTACCACTTACAGTTCTAATGAAAGCATTTACAGATGTGTCAGCTCCTGGTGTCAATAGATCATATGATGGAACCAGACTACTATAATTAATATTTTCAGATGCTTCTACTTTTGATCCACCATAAGAAGATTCATCAATAAATGACAACTCTGGAGCAGATGTTGTTGAACCGTCAGAAGATCTATTAGCACCATTTCCAGTTCTAGAAACTTCTATATGGTAGTTATCAATTCCAATTCCAGTTAAACTCATATCATGATCTTTATTGATTCTTCGTAAAGATACTCCATTTAGTTCGTATTTGTAAACTAAACTATCTTTATCATGTAAGGTAATTAAAGATTGATCAATACCTCTTCCACTTGGTGAATTTGAAATAGTCAAGGATCCATTTCCAACTGCAGAATAACCTATAATCTCCTGACCAACCAAGATATAACCAGTATTTCCTGCTCCAACAGGAATACCTTCAAAGGTAGTAAATATCGATGTGTTTGCAACACTGACAGTATTACTTTCACTAATAGAAAGTTCCGCACTTAATGAAGTTGGTGAGTAACTAGATTCTACGTTTGCAATTCTAACTTTATCAATACCAGAATACATTCCATGATCAAAATGTTCTAGTCTAAAGTAATTGCCAGAATTAACACCACCATCAGGGACAAAACTTCTTATAGTTGTTGTTGCTAGTGAAACTATGGTTGAGGACGGGAAGTTATCTGGATAGAAACTTACTCCAGCACCAACTCCAAAAGAACTAGACTCTCCTTGTATACCAGATAGGTATAAAGTATCCACTCCAGAGATGGATGAAATTGATACTCTTGCATCTCTACCCAAAGTCGTTACAATACCAACAACATCACCTATCTTGTAACCAGTACCTGTTGCGGTAGTTGCTGCAATACCCGTAATTGCACCACTAGAGTTTGTTGTTACAGTGAGTTTTAGACCAGATCCACGACCGATAATATTAGTTGTATCTAAATTAATCAATGTTGAACTTGCTGGGTAATTTGTACCACCACTTGTAATCACTGTTTGTGTTACTGAGCACCCAACTCCAACGATATAACCATAAGTATTCGGTTTTGTTCCTGAAATTTTTCTACCGACTTTTAAAATGTCATTGACTAGAGTTGCGTTTGATGCCGTTAAAACAGTAGAAATTCCAAGAGTTGCAGTTTTTGGTAATGTTCTAATTGGATTATTATTTAACCTTGCAATATAACCATTGCTCTGATTTAGAGGTGGAGTAGTAAAGAATGCGGTACCAGTTTCTGCTGTAAACTTAGCTTTATATAATTTAAACTTAAGATCTTGATATTGATTAGCAGTCCAAATAGATCCATTCTGTGATTTAAACAGACTTCCCATTGAGAACTGCTTAGAGTAGATTACAGATTCTGTAATTGGTAGTGATTGGGTTTTCTTGCTAGCTTCACCCATTGTTGCAATCCACATTTCATATTTGTCACTATGTGCAGATATAACTACAACCGCATATTCATTGTTGGGTGCCAAATAGATTGGTTCTGGGAAAGTTACCTTTGTTTCTATTTCACCATCATCTGAAATTAGAATATCAGATGGTCTTAAAGTTACTGATTTACCCAAAACAATTCTAGTTGGGGTACCTAAATCAACCGTTCTAATTTCAACTCTTACTGGAGCATTTCCATCATCTTTCTTAGCAAAGAACAATCCAACAGAAGTTAAAAATGCACCATTGATATCATCAATACTATCATTTTCTCCTGGTGCTTCTACACTTCCACCCACTGTAAATGATTGTGCTAATGGATCAAAGAATTGTGCAACAGTATTTTGGGTATTTCTTGTAATTGTTGTTAGATTTGTAGTTAGACTTAGATTTAAGTTTGTAACAGTTTGAGTGGTTAAATTATTTGTAATAGCAGTTACTTCATTTTCCCATTGATTTAATGTACCATCAGAACTATATGCAACTTCTGCAAAAGAAATTGAATTACTTCCTGGGATTCCCAATTCATTAGTTGGGCTAGAAGTAAGTTTAAATGTTTTAGTTCCTGTTGGAATTCTTACTGTAGGAACTGGTGTACTATTTGGATCTCTCAAGAAGAAAGTACCGATTAAGTCACCATAGTTATCAGATACTAATCTGAGATCTTTTACATATGCTATAGCACCACTAGTTTGACCAATCAATAACATACCTTTGGTTAAATAACCAGTATATCTTCCTTGTGCCTCTTCTGCCAATGAATTTGTATCTATATTCAATACTTTTGTTGTATTACTATATGATGTCTGTAAAGATTCTGTTTTAATATATGGATTAATATTGTATTTCTTTGATGGAGCATTAAAAGGACCATACTTATGATCAGGTGTTGCCAATCTAAATGAAATTAAATTAACACCATTGACAGATCCAACGACAGTTTCACCTGTTCTAAAGATACCGGTAGTTCCTGGTGTAGATAGTGTAGTATCTGTTGCAACTTCAATTAATTTTGGTGTAAAATCAACAGCACTATTGCTATCAAGGAATTGGTAATATTGAGTTGATGGTTTTAAATTTGATACAGAAAATTCTGTATTTCTTGATCTCATGAAAGATTCATCTGATGAAGAAACTAAAACATTTCTAATAGAAACATCAGTATTTGTTACTGTATCAAAAGTAACATTGGTAGATGAACTTGAACTATTAAATGACTGTGTATCTCTAGATTCTGAGACACTGCTTCCAATTACTGCACTACTTCCTGCTCTACGTGGGTTTGCTATTCGAACAACAGATGTGGATGAAGTTTCTCTGACAACTGGATTCGTAATGTCTTGTCTAAGACTACCATTAAGATCCCTAGTAATAGTTCTACTGGAGTTATTTGTGATATTAATATTTCTATCTGGGAGCTGAATAGTTCTAACCCAGGTATCTACTGCTGGATTTAGATTAATAATACCGGTATAAACAACAACATTAAATGGATTTACATTCTCTACACCAGTTGCATATAATTGGGAAATCCAGTCAATTTCTTCATATTTTAAAGTTACAGAATTGCCTGTTTTTTGAACATTTGCATCTAATAATTTAAAATCTTGTTGATAATCTAATGATTCATCGATGACATCAGTTGCTGGTAATACTCTGGATTTAATAGAATTTCTAGTAATTAATGGTATTAATTCTTTAGCAGATGGATTAACCTGTACATTTGATAATCCACGATTTATTAAACTATTATTTCTAAAGTCATCAACGAAAAATCCACTCTTAAATCTATTTCTACCTTCACTATCTTGAACTTGAAGAGTTTGTGTTTGAACCTCTAAGAAAGATAGTGAAGTTACTCTTTCTAGATTTTGAACTCGGTTATCAATATAACCGATATCTCTCATGGTATATCTTCTATTATCTCTAAGTTGTATTACTGCATCTTGTGGATTAAACAAATATGGGGGCAACTGAATAGTTGCTATTTCCATCATAGCATCATTTTTTGTAGGAGCTTTTGGATTAATTGCAGATATCCCTTTTTCTAATATAAAGTTTCCAGATTTATCTAAGTATAATCTATCAATTCTTGGAAGGTAAAAATCATAAGATACTGAGAATGATTCATTTGGTGTCAATAATAATTTTGGATCGGTATTAAAATTTCTGGATGAGAAATCAAATGGTGATGCTGAAGTTGTAGATGGATTAAAAGTTGAAACCCTAGGTCTAAAATCTAATATATCTGATGCTCTAATACCAGAAACAATAGATGGGATATCTGTGGTATATCTGTCCTTATCATAACTTAATACCGTAAAGACGTCCCCATTATCGTTAGATTCTACAGTATAGTAATCATATACAACTAAAAGTTTTTTAGATGGTTCAGGAACATCTTTGTTTCTAACTATCTTAGAATAATCATAATATTCTTCTTTTTGACCCTTATCTAGAGTATATGATGATGTAATATCTTTACATTTACCCAAAGTTACTAACTCAACCTGAGTTTTAATATTCGATTCTTCAAATGTTACTTCTTCACCAATTACAAATCTATCACTAGTTAAGTAAATAACTTCTAAAGTATTTGTTGGATTAGATACTTTTTCGACAACTCTTGCGACTGTTTTAGAAGATCCACCAAGTATTAATTCTCCAACTATTGCATTATTTGTAACATTTGCAGTTGATGTAAATAAAATTCTATCTAAAGATGGAGATGATGAATCGTATGATTCAAATACTCCCATAATTTTTACAACATCTGGTTTTAGTAACGATATTTCTTCATCTTGAACTCTTAAACCATAATATGGACTATATGTTAAACCATCGGAGATTGAGGTATTGATACCAGTTCCAGACTGTTGGAATTCTGATCTAGTTATTTCTAATTTTTCACTTCTTACATATTTTTTAATTTTATTCTTTACTCCAGACTTAACTAATGTTACATTTATTGTTGCTGAACCATTAGTCAAATTTCTAATCGTTAAAGTGTTATTTGTTACATCAACAGAATCACTAGATAGTGGTGCTATAGTACCATTAGCATAAACTACTGAATATCTTTCTTGGTCGAATGAATCAAAAAATGCGGAAGTAATCCCTAAAGTCGAAGATACTGTAGATGCATTTAAAACTATTTGGTTACTGGCAATAGTTTGATTTATTAACTGAGCAGAAATTTTTAGTGAGGATCCTGTAAGACCTACACTTGCAATATTTTTATGCGGTAATATGCTGTAGAGATAAGAATCGGATGGATTTCTTATAATCGTTGCAGATGGGAATGCATCAACTTGTATAGTACTCGTTGGTAAATTACCTTCAAAAACACCAGAAACTGATGGACTTATTGCAGAAAGTTGGAATGATGAACCATCTGAGGAAACTGCTGAAATTCTATTATAGGTTTCTGTAGAAAATCCTGGTTTTTGATATCTAACAATGGTACCGGTTCTAACATTAAAGAACTTTCCTGGACAAGTTACAGTTGATATACCTCCTTGTGCTGTAGATATGGAGACATTTGTAATTCCACCAAAAAATCTAAATCTCTCTAATACTGCATCGGCAGTAAATGTTGGAATACCAACAGCACCAAATACATCTTGCTTGAATGATTTTATGCTTTGAGTATTGTATACTGTAGCAGAATTGATTGTTCTTGGAAAATCAACACCATTTACAATAATTGATTCACCGACCATGAAACTTCCAGAAGTCTGTCTAACATCAATCGTATCGGAACCTGCAGCTGCAGATACAACATAACCATTTGCACCACTACTTTTTCCTTTGATATATGAAGATGCTGGTATTTCTGTTGAACTCGCAGATCTATTTAATACTAATCTTGTATTGGTTTGTATATCGTATAAGTATAAATCATGATTTGTAGCTGCGTTAGAATATGCAGAGTCTGTTAAATTGAATGCATATACTCTTGCGCTACCAATTCCAACTCCACCTGCAGCAAATTCGTCATATAATGTTACAACTCCTTTTGTTTGTGGAGTACCTTTAACATTATTAACTCTTATCAAATTCCCCATCTCAAAGGAAATACCAACATTAGATTGTGATTGAGTATCTCTTGGTTTTTCTACGTCTAAAATTGTTGATGAAACTTTTTCAATATCATAACCTCTAACGTATGCTTTTCCCGGAGATACTTTTACACACATCAGATCGTTTGATGGTTTTGATCCTCCAGGGGTAGTTTCATTTGAGAAAAATAACCCATTTCCACCTAATCTATCGTTGAGTGAATTGTGAATTGATGGGTTAAATGGATCAACTGCATAATCACCAGACTCTTCGTAAGTTCTTTGTGCAAGATAATCTCTAAATTTATCATTGGTGGATTTATTTTCTATCTTTTTAATTTTACCACCATCAATTCTCAATAATTCAATAAAATTACTGTCATTAAAATCTGTTAATAATTTTTTATCTAACGTTAATTTAATTTGTAATCTATCTGCACCAGGTGCGGCATAGTTTTCAAATCCTTTTGCATTATCATAAATTGACTTATCATCCTTTGGTGTAATAATAACTTCATCAATAGTCAAACCAACACGATAATTTGGTGTATTGCTATAATAATCTAGCATCAATATTTGTTTGGGGACATTTACAAAATATCCTCTTACAAAATATACACCATTATTAATAAAAGCTGCTGAACCAATTGACGTGGCATTAAAAGAAATCAATGATGCAAAAGAAGAACCAGCATTAATCGTGGTTCCTCCGTATGTAATATTCTCATTGATTGTCAGATCTTCACCATCACTAAACTGTCTAAAAATAAAATCATTATCAGAATCTAAGTATTTTACATAAATTGTTGGATCTAATACTGTATTACCATTAGGAATTTCTACATGTTGTATAGTTGCAGTTATTCCAGAAACAGAACCAGTAATTTTTTTACCAACTAAATCTTCTAGATATAAAGTAATGTCTGTTCCAGCATTTGTTTGATTTAACTTTACTGCATAGAACTGACCGTCATATATTAAATTTCCGGGGATAACTACAGATCCCTCTTTAAACATATGACTACCAAATGTTTCTATTTGGTTTTGTAATAAAGATTGTATAGACGTTAATTCTCTGGCTTGAACTGGCCTTCCTGGATTAAATAAAATCTTATAAAAATTTTTATCAGAACTGAAATCGTCGTAATATGGACTAATATTTAAATTTGTTTTTTGTGCCATTTTGCTTAAAATTCCAGAATAATTTTAACGTCTTCTTTTTGTCTAAGATTTCTTGCCACCAGAGGTCTATTATCGATGTAAATAACATCTCCTGACTTTTTATTTATCTCTGGTTCTGCAAGTCCATTTGTAAATAATACTCCTAGATCTATTACTTTATTTCCTACTGTAACTTTATTATCATTAAATGAAGTATTGATTGGTGCATTAAAACCAGATGTTATAAAAAAGATATTGTTTGCGGATGATTCAAATTCGTTAATTTTTGATTTTGTCGTAATATTCGAATTATCAGTCTCATTAGACTTATTTGGATAATATAATGATCTATCTCTGAAATACTTTAGAACTAATGTATCACTATCATATGATGCTACATATCCTCTAGCAATTGTTCCATCAGATCTAGTTTGATTTATTTCTTCACCAATTACTGGTTTTTGACCAATAGAATTTAATTTTATTGAATACAATCCAGAAAAAGCATTTTCATCAAAAATAGTACTAGATGCACCATATTTTGGATTTTTTAAAATACCAATTTGAGCAAACTTAGTGTCAATCGGAACATCTTTCGTTGAATCATCAAATCTTGCATAAATCAAAACTCTATCAGCACCCAATTCTCTATAAACATCATATCCATGACCGTTAGAGGGTGGAATGATGGGTATTAATTTTGCATTTTGTGATAAAGTTCCTGTTCTTAGAGCACCCAGATCAACAATACCGTAAGTATAACCCTTCCCGCCTGCAGTAACAACGGCAGATTTAATTGAACTATTTTCTACCGTAACTAGTACCGTTGCTCCAGACCCATCACCATTAATTGAACAAGTATATGTACCATTAACATATCCATCACCAGCAGTATCAATATAAACTTTCTTGATTTGATTTTCTTCTATTTCAGAATTGCCAGCATTTCGAATTCTTTGAATTTCACTATCAGTGTCAGTTTCCCAATTGTTAGGTAAGATTATATATTCTGTAGAATCAAACTTGATAATGTCTGACGGAGAAACTGTAAATAAGTATTTCCAAACATAACCATCATTACTTGATCCAGCAGCAGAAGGTTCCGCATCAATAAATGATGGTTCATCTTGTGACTTATTTCCTAGTAAATTAGTACCAGAAGAACCATTATCAATGCAAATATAAACTCTATAGTTGCTGTTAATTACATAAAAATCCGAATCAAATAATCTTGGTAGGTTGGAGTTAGGGGTTAAATTTGTAATACTATAATCATGACGATACATATCATATCTTGTATTAGAAGTCCAATTGACTTTTCTAACTACTCTTCTAACATTTGCTGGTGTAATTTTTTTACCAAATAAAAGAGTATCTCTATAATGTGAAAGATACTGTAAATTGTCAGTTGGTGATGGTGGGTTTGAATCCCATGTTGTTTCCGTACCTACAGTACCACTTGTTCTACTAAAACCACCATCATTAGGATTTGCTAATCCCAAAAAAACATAGTAGGAGTTAGTATTAACAGAATCAACAAAATTTCCTGCATTAAATATTCTAAATTGATCTGTTATTATAGATGCCATGCTAATAGTTTTTTATATATTTATAAACCATTTCGATGAGTAACTATTTTATGTCAGTTGTTTTGGTAAAGCACCAGTATCATAAACCAATTTCAATCCAATAGATCTTCTTTGTACCGTTGGATATGTTGTCAATCCAACATCAACTGTATTTGTTGTAACAGCAATTGAAACTGGATTAGTTCCTCTGGTAAATCCAGATAATCTTCCCCATGAAAATTTGCCAACTGGTCTTAATTCAGTTCCTGATGTAGAAAGACCTGCTATATTAGCATTAGAGTGTACGTTACATGTTATAATTCCAGCATTATCATCACCCACAACCCCAGACCAAGCACTTACATGATAAACACAATCTAGATAACTAGTTCCAATACCAACAACATTAGTATTAGAACTATTTGTGGCAGTTATACCATTACCAATTCTTGTATCATATATGTAAATTGGATATCCAGTAGATAGACCTGCTGTAACAAAAGTATCTGAATCTAAGTTATTAACAAAGAATTTTAATGCTTTTGAAGTTCCTATTCCGGTTGTAGTTCCTATGCCCGTAATTACTCCGCAGAATCCATTAACCGTAGTCACTGACTTAAGAGTTTCAATCAATCTTGGACCAGTGGTTGATAATCCTACCGTGCTAGAACTTCCAACAATTAAGAGATCAAATGATTTTGCAGCAATTTGATTGTTATAGTTAAAGAAAGTTGCATTATCTACAAATATTTCTGTACTTGATGTTGTTATACCCGATATGACCTTTGCAGTTGGATAAACTTGTCCTTCAATAGAGTCTCTGGTTTTATATACTGTTTGTCCAAATACAATTCTATCTCTCTTTTGTTTGGTCCAGTTAATTGGTTTTGAATTAATTTCATCAATACCAGATCCACTGTACAAATCCGTTTCAATTCTATCAGCAAATTCTATATTTTGTACAAGTCTTTCGTTTTGCGTAATTGTATTTGGATATGCATTATTTTTGATTATTTGTACAGTATCACCTATTTTAATTGTTTGTGGAATATCAGAATTTAGCACACTATCTGAACCAATAGTCCCTCTATAGAAGAAAATTGCGATATTATCTTCTGGTTTTGGTGCGCTAGTGAATACAAATGTAGTGCCACCATTAAAATCATATGATTTGCCTGGTTCTTGTAAAATTCCATTAACAAAAATTACAAGCAAATTCTTCATATCCAGATCATAATTTTTATCTTTTTCAAAACTTAATAACTGACCATTGTAATATAATGGGAAAGCAAGTCTAAATCCATCTTGATATGCAGCAATAGAATCAATGTAATCCAGATTACCAAATTGCCATAGTGCAAAAGAATCTGTAAATGTATCTAAAACAGTTAATTCAAAATTAGATAATGGTTCACTCAGTCTTGCATCAGTTACAAGTCCAACAGGTCTGATTACATCACCCCTCTTAAATGAGTATCCAGGTCTTGTGATAGTGAAATTTTTGATACTAAACAAAGATCCTGGTGCAACAGTTTTAGTTGCAGGTACTGTTGCAGTTGCACCATATGAAATTACATTTGCAATAGTTCCTGTAACAATACCAACATAAGATCCAATTGCTGATGCAACGTTTGCACACTCACCACTAAATGTGTACACCCCTGGTAATTGGGATACATCTCCAATAATAGTATTGTCAATTACTTGCACTTCAGTCGTATATCCACCTGTATCGACGACTTCATTTCTCATTACCTGAATTGCAATATCTCTTGCTTGGTTAAATGCAAATATTGACTGCTGCTCTTCACCAGCCAGTAATGTTTGATTTGTTTTGTATATATTTGCTGCTTCCCAAACTTGATCATTTCCACCAAATCTTAAATTGTATAAAACTGTTTCTAGAACAGCTTTGATGTCATCTGTACACTCTTTATTACCACCTGGTACTGTAAAACCAGGATAGTTTGCTAACATTCTACCGACCGCAATATCAGCAATAAACTGTAAGTTTCTAGAAATTAAATTAGCAGCATCATAGAATCTACCTCCAGCATAATATGGATTACTATCAACATCCAAACTTAGTACCAATCCAACTCCTGTTTGTGTTGTAGATCCTATACCAATACGGGAAACTCCTTGTACAGGTAGATTTGCGTAAGATGGGTCTGGAAGGAACACTTCACATGGTGTAATAGTGCTATAACCACTTCCACCAGTGTTAACTGTAAAGGAGAGAGTTCCACCAGCACCTACATTGGCAGTTATAGATGCTATTGTACCACTATGACCAGATTGTGTTATGGCAACAGATACAGGTCCTCTATATCCAGAACCAATATTTAAATTATACCAAGGGAATACTGTACCAAAACCAATATATGTATGCGGTAATGTACTTGTCCCAACTTTTGCAGTAAACGTAGTACTTGATGCGACACTGACAATTGGGAAAAATGTCTCCAATCTAGATACGGTATCTCTTGGGAAAAATGACGTAACCCCAGCATTAGATGGGCAAGTAAAACCTAAACCAACCAGTCTTACCAAATCACTTTCAGATAATCTATGTGGTTGTGTCGTTGTTATTTCAATTATTCCAGAGAAATTGTTATAACTTGCAGTGCTTACAGATACTGCAGTTCCGGTATATGATGTCCCAACAACAGAAGTAATTGTACCTGCAGCACTAACAATTGGTTTTACTATTGCCCCAACTAATGGTGCATAACCAATCCCAAGTGTTGAACCTATAGAGACTATTAAACCACCTCTAGGTCTGTCATTTTGATTAATATCATATTCAGATACAATATCAACTTCTGCACCACCTCCTGGTCTAATGCCTGAGAACACAACACTCGTTATTCCAGCATTTTCTCTAAGTGCAAAATTATTTTTAGGGTTATTACTTGTTGTAGGAGTTTGGAATATGCCGTTGATTAATAGCAATCCATTTCCACCACTTGTTCCTAGACCTACTGTATTTGCACTGCCAACTGTCAATGTAAATGTTCTACCGATTCCATTGAATTTTGTTGAAATATCATCATAAATGATATTTGTAGTATAATCATTTCTTAAGAAAACTCTTCCTGTAAAATCAGACTTAATTGAATCTAAATTACTTTGATCTTTTTCTTCTTGAACATTGCCCTTTGGTGGGTCAGCAAAATATAAAATATTTTGGACAATGTTAAAAGCACCAACATTTACAGATACTTGGGCACCTGCAGAGTGTGAGGTTGAGGCAGTTCCTAAGTAACCTCTCGTTACTGTTACTAATGGATAAGTGCCAATTCCATTTACGGGACCAGTTGATGTTGTTCCAAATCCAACACTAATTACACCCATATATTCATTATCAACTTTTATAATATCTTTAGGTACAATGGTGCTAATTCCAGTAACTTGGAAAGACGATTGACCAGCACCTATAGTGTTATTCAACTGATAATATATTTGCTTAGGGAATATTGGATATTGAATTACATCGTCTATTGTTATTACACATTTTTCATTTTTCTTCTTCATTTCTAAAACATGTGCGTTACCTTCACCAGCAGATGTAAACGTAACGGCTGTTCCAGTTTTTGTGGTTGAAATTTGGAAAGAATCTTCCGTTTTATTAACAACATAAACTGTTGATGGTAAGATCCCTGTAGCAATACCAGATTTATATGTTAATGCAACTGTTCCAATACCTATTATTGTTGATTTAGGTGTGTAAATTAACTCTTCATCTTCACTAAAGAAATGCTTTGATGATTTAAATGTCCCAGTGGTTAAATCTAAATCGTCAGGGTCACTTGTATCAAATTCTCTAGCAAAAATTGGTAATTCATCAGAGAACATTACAAAATCTGTTTTATTGATTCTTCCACCATTAAATGAGTTATAAAACTTGACAATTACGGAATCTCTTGTGAATGTTAATCCATTACTGTCTTTATAATTTAATGGTGGTGCAATATTAATTGCATCAGTAATAGTATACAACAATTTATTAAAACTTGATAATTTAACAGTTCCTGATAGATTGTTATCTGGATAGAATGTCAAAATAACATTTCCACCGGAAATATTCCCACCAAAAGTACCTAACCCAAGTCTAGTATCATTTGTTGAAATACCACTAACTGATAAAAATGGTAGTTGTTTTACATATACTGAAGAACCATCATGAATTGTTAAAACTTGATGAACTGCTTTAGTAGAACCAATACTTACTTCTACTAGAGATTTGCTCGAATTAAATAAGGTGTAATTGTATGAAGATACTACTAATGGATTAGTGGTTAATCCCGATGTAGCATATGAGTCGTATATTGCACTTCTCTCTGAACCATTTGGAGTTCCAGATGTTTTAAACCTATATGTCGAAATACCAATTGTTGTAGTTCCAAAACCAACAATATTTGCCTTAACTGAAACATTATTTTGGGAAGTTAGATTTTCAAAATCTAATGATAAGACATTAGAACTTAAATTGGCTGCAAATGATCCAATAAATCCAGCAGTATATCCATTTTCATCTGCACCAAAGTCATCAAAGTAAAATTCAGAAATAAAAGTATCACTATTATCATGAGTCACATATAACTCAGAATATTGCATCTTGTTACTAACAGTATCGGTTATATGTACAGATGCATGGAGAGATTTAAATACTGACGCATCTACAGATAAAATATTGGTTGTAAGACCAACTGTAGTGCTTAATCCAGATGTACTTTTTATGGAGTTAAATTTTGTAATAAATCCTATCGAAGTTGATGCCACTCCAATTGCATTAGTTTGGAACGACTTTTGTATAAATTTAATATCATAATCCGTATTTGCAAAATCTACAGGTGCAAATCTTAAATTGACTTCAGTATTTTTTGTTTCTAAAGAAAACTCACCAATCTTTTCTCCAGCATATTCTGTAGATCCAATTCCTGCAGTGACAATTGTGCCTTTCTCTAGTAAGAAAGCATCAGATCCATTATTTACAACAACTAAATCTGTCAATTGAACTTTAGAGCCATCACTAGTTGATATTTTTACAAGAGCATCCAAGTACTGAATATTGGATGTAGATAAATTGATTATATCAAGATATTGATTTAAATTTGAATCTAAATTTGAAAACTGTTTATTGATATTATCAATTTTTAAAACTCTATTGGTTTTGTTGCTAATAAATGGAGTTAAAAGTTTACTATCAAATTTTATAAACTTTGAATAACCATTAAATGAACCAATATCTTTTACAAGATCAAAACCATAAACAGTTTCAGTTCTTTGCTCAGTAATAATATCTTTTATTGCAATGGTAGAGTCTTCACTAGTAAATGTGAAATTACGTGATGAAGTTATGCCAGTATCATTAAAGTTTTTTGTACCAATCGTATGCAAGAAATTATTTACAACTGTTTTAGATTGATCATATGTAATAGGGCTCTTAATTGTATATGATAAATTTTGATAATAATCATTATCAGGAACAACTTGTATGTCATTATTTAATTTACCGATATTATTTGCCCATCCAGTATTTGTTTTTGTTGCATAATCTATCTCAAATTGTCCAAAATTCTCTCTAATTTCAGAGATAGTTACAATAGTTCCAGATTGTTTCCCAGTAATTTTTTCTCCAACATTTAATTCATATGAACCAAAAACTTTTATGTATGAATTATTAAAAGAAGTTACTTTTAAATCTCTCTCTATTCCATTTGAGAACACTTTTTCATTTAAAGCAAATCCCAATTTCTCCTTAGTTAATTCAAATTCTGGATAGATTTTTCTATTAACTATTACTGGAACAAAATCCTGAATTGTTTTTGGCGTCCCAACATCATCTGTTAATGCTGATGCGTCTACTCTTATTCTTGCTAATAAACCTGTAGTATTAAAATCAATTACCTTAAAGAACTTATAACCATAATTTTCAGAATTAAATCCGTTACCAGAAAGACTGGTATTTTTCTGAATACCTTCGATAAAGACTTCATCTCCAGGAGCAAAGGGTGCAGTCACAAATCCATCGGTTGGTTGTGAAATATAAACATCAAAAATTACCGAAGAATAATATTCAATCTTTTGAATACTGAATCCATTTGTGTTATTTGTTGCTGCTAATTTTATTTCTGTATCTACAAGACCTTTTGGTTTTTGAATAATAGCAACTGAAGATACTGAACTACCAGATAATCTAGCTTCTAAAATTCCTGTATCTAATTTTTGACCCGTTAGAACATCAACTATTACTATACTTGGTGCATTAGTATAATTTGAACCACCTTTTAGAACAGAAATATCTTTAATTGTATTTGCATCTTTAATGAATATTTGTGGTGAAATATACGCAGATGGTTTTAACGTAATATCAGATTGATATGAAAAACCTTCATTAATTATATTAACTTCCTTTATGTCACCAATTGTTTTTGAATCTAAAATAATATTTGCATCAATACCATCATCTGTTACAATTTCATTTAAAACTGGAACTGTATTATAATCTGATTTTGATGATGTTATCTCAATCTGATGAATTGGTCCCTTAGTAGTCTTAGATGAAGTGACATATTCTAAACTTTGACACTCTGTACTAGCATAAGATAGTCTCTCCGGTAATCTCTTTAAGAAAATATTGAAGGTTGTGGATGCTACCCCTACCACAGTATATGTGTCACTTTCTATGAATAGACTATCTTCATAAGAAATTGATGAATTTTGCTTAACATCAAAGTCTGAATTTATAACTTTACCATCTTTTTCTAAACCATAATATAATCTTTGTGGAATCTGATCATCAAAAATAATTTTTAAAGATGCATTTGTACTAATTCCAGGATTTCCTACCCTGTAACTATTAAACGAACTAGTAGAAGCTGTTGAAACAAATTCATGTATAAATGATTTGTCAAAATAAACTTTAAAATCATAACCAGAGAGAGAAGGATCTAATAGATCAAAATTGATAGAATTATTTTTAGTTACTTTTATTTCTGGGTTAATCAATCCAACTGATTGACCCTCCATACCACTAAACCCAATACTGACAGTATTTGGTGGATCAACGGTGCAATCTTTGTAGGTTAATGCCAGTTGAATATTATCTTTATCAACTCTAACAATATAATATTCACCATCATCTAATGGTTGTAATAAATTGTTACTGTTACTTGTATATAATACTTTGTCTCCAGTTTTAAATCTATGATTTATTAGTCTAATAGTACCTCTTAAAGAAGATGGGTTATATACTCCAGGTTTACCTAGTCCATCTGTATTTGTAAATCTCTTAAGAAGTTCTCCATCAATTGAGGCATCTACTATTCCACTATTATTAATATCATAAGTTGTGCTGCCAATGCCAACATTAGAAGTTAAAGAGTTTATATAAGACCTTATTGATGTTGCCGTTCTTCTTGTGGCATTTCCTGGGAATATCACATCTTTAATCAGAGCATCTCCAGTAAATCCAACTCCAATCATTTCTCTAGTAGCCACTAGAGCATCGTTGTAACTTACTACACCATCACCATCTAAGTCAAATTTTGAGTAATTACTCCAAATAAAATCGTAAACATCTTGCCCACTTCTATTGCCAGTAGTTCCAAGTCCCACCGTAAATCCTAACCCCACCAATACTCCGATTGATGGTTGTTGAGTGGGTTTTGTATAATAAAAATTTGAAACTGTTATAGATGTAGAACCAAATCCAACAGGATCTAAAACAAGTTTTTGATAGTCTTCATTAAAAGAAACCCTAACAGATGTAGATTCTCCAGTTCCAATAGGACCTGGAGGTACTAATCCAATACCAACATTGAGATTTGGTTTAACATTTAATTTTACAGTATCACCACTAATTAATCCATGAGAACTTGCGACAGAAACTGTTGTTTTAAATCTTGTTAAAGAACCCGTAATTTGATTAAAAGTACTTTCTAGCAAATAACGATCATCATCATTTCCATTTGTATGGAAGAACAATTCTGGGGCATCAAAAGATGTTTTTAATCCAATACTATTGATTGTTTTATTAACAATGTAAAAATCTTGATATTGCCCGTTAATCGGTATACTAAATGTGGATGAACCGTTTGTTGAAACTGATATTGTACCAGAGGGTGGAGTAAATCTTACCTTTTGATTAGTTATGAATGGATGATTTTCTAAGTAGATTGTCCTTGTTGGAATATCTCTAGATACTGTAAAATCAGCAAAATTAAATGATACTGACGTTCCATCTCCAGATCCAGTCCCAACACCGATAGATTCTCTAGGATTAAAATAAACTCTGTCATTCAATTTAGAATCAACATTATCTCCTAGATTTTTATCAATAGTAAATGAATTTGGTAGAAGTGAAATTTGTGCTTGGGCACTATGAGCAACTCCAACAGTATCTCTGTAAACTCGAATTATATTTTTTATTCTGAATAGATTTAAAACTTTTACAACTTCTGTGCCAATTCCAATACTACTTCCTGCTGAAATTGTAGATGGTATTTGAGAAACATAAATTTCAGTTGAACCAATTGATACATTTGCAGGTATATTCTTAGTTAAAGTTGTAGTTATAGAAGATACACCAATTTGATAAATTCCATCTAATTTTGTAAAAATAGTTGAAAAACCAGTTAATGAAATAAATTCATTATTAAGTAAATCATGTGATGGCAATATAGAAAGTTGCAACTTTTCTGGATTAATCTGAGTAAGAATTACGTTATTGTAAACATCTTGGTTGCAAACAATATTTGTAACATCTTTACCTTTTAATGAAGATACTTTTGCTGATAAATCTTCTCCATCATCAGATTTAAATCTTAATATATCATTAATTTTATAATTATCCCCATCATTTACAATCTCATATGAATCTACATTTCCAGTGGAAACAGATTGTACTTTAACAACCTGATTTTTTAAATCCGAAAAACTTGAAAGAAAATCATTTTCAACGTTTGGATCAATTAGTTTATATGGGTAAGTATTCCTTAAAACTCCAGATGTTGAAAAATCAAATAATTTTTGATTTAAGTATAAATTATCTTCAATCACATTTGATTTAAAAGCATCACCAATATAATATGGGAATTGAGGTTGGAAGCTAATATTATTGATTGGTGCAAAATAAGCATAAACACCAAGTGGAAATTCTGGTGTTTTGCAGAATCTTCCATTATTTTCATCAAGATCACCATTTTCCGTATATTTGTAATCCTCAACAAAAAATCCAGACACAAATCCAGAAGGACGATCAGTATAAGTAATGTCTAATTGATATCCAGATACAAGAGATTTTGGAGCAGAATTTACGTTCTGTGGATTGGTGTATCCATATGCACCATAAATTGGATTGCCATCATATGCCCATCCGATAATTTTAGAGTGATTAGCACCGTTATCACTAAATGCATCTTGCAATTGCTTATTGTATGCAATAGATGCATACTTTAAATCATTTTCTAGGGTTTCAGAAATAAATTCACTACCAAACCTAGATACATTATTTAAAGTTAAAGATCTAACTTCAGAATTAAAGAATCCATTTGAACCTGCAGAAACAACAGAAATTTTAGAAGTCGATGAATAACCTATACCAGAATTTATAACTTTAACTGACTTTATTCTTCCATTTTCTATAATTGGTAAAAATTCAGCTCCACTTCCCTTACCACTTGGATCTGTAACTACAATATCTGGTGTAGAATAATATTCTAATCCACCATATTCAATTTTTACGGTATTAATTCTTCCTTCACTAATATTTGGAGTAACTTTTGCATCTTTACCATTCTTAATTGTTATGATTGGTTTTTTCTCAAAATTTAATATTGTAGATCCATATCCAGTTCCAGATTCATATAGATATGCATCTATAATTTTTCCTCTAACTGATGGTGTTATATTTAAAACTTTTGTTGGTTGAACTGTAGATGCAATGCCTACAGAAGTGAACTCAACCGAAACCAAAATTGAGGGATAACTAAAATATTGATAACCAGAACCTTTTGATTTAAATTTAACATAATTTTTTCTTTCATAATTGGTTGCAACTGTTCCATTTATTCCAGCATCACAAATCCTAAATGAATTGTCATCTATTTTTAGAATATAAAACTGATTAGAAGTATCTGTTGAGACTCCAACTATTGGACTTGTCTGATAATTATATACTACCAAATCACCATCATTAAATCCATGATTTGTGAAATTAACAGTATTACTTGATGTGGATATCCCCGATGGTTTTACAATCAACTTTCTATTAGTATAACCTTCTCCACCATCAATTATTTTAATTTCTGTTAAGGTTTTTTTATTTGATTTTGTATAAAACTTATGAACACCAAAATTATTATCAGTGTTAAACTTTATAGTATTAATACCAGTAGAGTAATCCTTTAGACTTGGATATAGTAATACTGTTCTTGGACTTGTGCTTTTTGGATAATATGAAGAACTATCAATCAGAGTTGAAGTTCCTATTCCAACACCAATTCCTTTATTACCATTTGCATTATAGAAGATTTCTTCACCATCTGCAAAGAAATGGTCTGTATCAAACGTTAGTTGCCCTGTAGTGGTGTTTATACCACCACCTGTAGTAGTTGCTCTACCATCAAAAAGAACTTCTCTAAGTCTTAGATTCAAGATAGGTTCTAAAACTGCCCCACGACCATTACCACCATTTACCCCAATAGAAACAATCCTATCAATGTCAAAATCTTGTGGATCAACGTATACTTTTTTAATTAAACCACTGATTACGGGTTGAATGAGTGCAGTAGTTCCAATACCAGCAGAGACAGAAATTTTTGGTAAATTGATAACATCATAATCTCTTCCACTGTTAATCACAGAAATTGACTTTAATGGTCCATAATAAATCTTATCCTGAGATTTATAACTATCAATTTCAACACCATTAACTAGCATTCCAACTGGACCTGGTAAAATTACTTTACTCTTATCATCAGTAACATTTGGATTAAAGTTAAGTGGGAACTTTTTCAGTAATTTTTGTGGTCCAATTACTCCAGATTTTTGCGATGCAAGTGTAAAAGTATGTGTTCCTATTCCAGAATTATATGGAGATCTAAAAAGAACATAATTTGAACTTCCAATAAAAGATGAAGATGCATATAATCTTATTTTCTTTGCATCTGGAGACACCATTTCTACAAAATAAAATCCAGTATCTAATCCAACAAGAGTATCTGTGTTTGGTTTATAAAAAATTCTATCTCCAGTAATGAAAGTAATTGGATTTTCAAATGCTATTACACTATAATTAATATCAATTAAAGTTTCTAAAGCACCACTAGTATTATTAATTGTATAACTATCTAACTTTTTAGTTATCTGATAATTATATGGAATACTAAATCCTCTATTACTAGATGGTAAAGAATTTGATGCAACGTATCCATAGTTTGTATCTGTATATAAGTTACTAATGTCAGATATTAAAGTATCGTTACCAAATTTTATAGGAGCATAAACACTACTTGCTTTATTAAGTTTTCTTCTTAAATCATATAATACACCAGATACGGGTGTAAAGTTTCCTAAAATCTTAATAGAAGTTGTATTTTCACCAATTTTCTCGTCAATATAAGAAGTAAATACGACGTTGTTTGTACCTCTTTGAACAATTTCTACTTGATCACCATGTTTAAAACTAGTTTGATCATCTTTTAAAATTGGTGACTTTAAATTTAATGATTTTGGACCATTGAAATTATCAATATGAAATCTTGAGTTTGCATTATATAACCAAGAATTTACAAAAACTTCTTTGAACGATTTATTAGAAAATCTAGTTTTTATAATTGGGTTGCCTAGACTTTTAATATTAATAGAATCTCCTTCTGCAACACCATTAAGATATTCCGAAATTTGTTCAAATTTTGCTAAAGACCCTAAAATGCTAAAAGTAACCTTCTTTGTTAGATCCCCATTTTCATACCCAAAATATATTTGATCATTACGAATATCTGCGGCAAATGGAATAGCAGTTTCTATACCAGAACAACCGAAAAATTGATTAATTGATTTATTTGTATATGTTATATTAGTATTTTCACCCGAAACAAGAACTCCAGATTCTTCAAAACCAATTGTAGAATCTACTGAAATTATTGAAGACCCAATAGATACTGCTTCTGTACATTTTGAGTTAGGTGTAACTTTAAAAGTACCTTGAACTGCAGATGGTATATCGTAACCAACAAATAAAGATAATTTATAATATGTTTTAAAATTTCTTGTTAAAATTTCAACATTAGATACTGATGCAGTTGTTGCAGGATCATTATTTTTTTGAATTTGTTGACCAACTAGGTTATTTGGTTCTCCAGAAATTTTTTCAATTAAAACAACTTCTCTTCTGAGATATTCTGCTGTTGATGGTTTAAGTAGAAAATTTTCTAAGTTAACAATAGATGCGTTAACACCATATAAAACTTTGAATAAAATTTTAAACGATTCTGAAGTTCCTTTAGATTGATAAAATGCCCTAATAGACTTAATAAAGTTTCCTGGATTGAGATTTTCATCAAAATCAATTTCTTCAAATCCTGGTGCAAAAGTATACTTTAATTTTTTAAATAATTCTTTTAAGAATAAAGCACTTAAGTTGGTAATTTTTGCAGATGCTTTATGAGATGAAGCCTCAGAATTTTGGAATATTAATTCTTCTTGATTTATTTCTTGATGGTAGTTAGTAATACCACTAAAACCACGTTGACAATTTAAGAAAGAGTTTGTGGTTATTCCAGTATAAGTAATGATTTCATCATCAATCTTTAGTAAACCGTATTTTTCAGGAAATCCTTCTGTAGTGTTTACATTAATTGTAATTTTATTTTCAGTTCCAATATCAGAAGTCAAGTATATACTTCTATTTGAAATTGATGATGATAAAATATTGCTAACTTTTGAATATTGATCTAAATTTTCGGCAATATCAACTGGACCACCCTGATATTCCTGTGAAATGTAATACTGTTTTAAAAATTCTCCCACTTTTGGATTTTCATCCAAAACGAAACTTGGAAGTTGACTTTCAATAATTTGATGAATTTTAACCCTTGAATCAAATCCCGTCTGTATCATATTACTTTCTTATAAGATTTCCGTTAAGGTAACTAGATGTATAATAATTTTTAGTAAATTCTGATCCAGATACTTCTTCACCAGAAGATATTACATCCTTTATCATATTTATTTCACTTTTTGAAATACTGAAATTTAAATATAATTCTTTTAATCCAACCACATCATTTGATTCTGGTATTGCCTGAACTTCGATAATGTTATTTTCTTTTACCGTAGAAGTAATGTTTATATTATTAATGAGGATTTCTCCCTTTTCATAATCAATTGTTCCAGCAGATTTTAAAACAACTCTCGTCTCTGTCTCACTGATGGGTTTAACTATTGATAAAAATCCTGTTTTTCCATCATCACTTGGAATATCTGTAAAGTACACAGTATCAGATTCACCAAATATTGTAAAACCAGTTGATTTAATATTATATCCTTTCTTGCTGATATGAAACTTATTACCAAAGCAAAGTTCATATTGTGCATATTGATTTATATAAGCTGGTAAATCTCTTCTAATTCTAACTTTTGTGATATTTGAGGTGATTGAAAAATCAGTATTGTCTATAATTTGTAAAACTTTACTATACTTGAATCTCCCACCAAATTTATTAAGATCTAAAGAGTTTGCATATTTGTTCAGAGAATTTACAACTTTATTCTTTAAAAATTCTGCAGAAGAAATTTTTGAATAATCATAGTAAATACCAGCATCAATTTCAACATATAGAACTTTAAGGTCAACTATTTTTTGATTAATTCCAGAAACACTATATTTTCTTAAATTGTCTAATATATTTTTCTTATTAAAATCTGAAACAAATGTTCCATTTTTAGGCTTAATGCTAATCATCACCGTGCCATATTCTGGTGGATCTAATTCTTCACCACCAACAATACTGACAGATTCTGTATCTGGATAAACTCTTTTGATTATTGATTCATAATCACTTGCGGTAACTGCTCTATTTTGTGATGCATAAATTCTTGGTGCAAAATATTTAATAGAATCAATTCTTTCAATGTCAGATCCATTTTGGGATACTTGATTTGTCGTCACCGTAACGGGTGAATCTAGAACTAAAACATCATTATTATCATCTTCTAAAGAACCAGAAAATAAGAATCTTCCTACACCATTTCCCTTCTTACCTTCAGTGACAATATAATTTGCTGTTATAATATCTCCGTCTTGATTTGTACCATTTCCTAACTTTCTACCAATTAATCCATCACCAAAGAATATTTCATATTTTTCATCTTGAACTTCTTGAATCAAAAAGATTCTCGATGTTTCATCTAAATTTAAAATATTTTCTACTTGATTATATTTAAATCCTAGTTCTTCTGCATTCGATGCTTTTTTTACATAAACTCTAACTGTAGAAGTATCAATAAATGGGTTATCTAAAATAAATCTTTGGTCTAAGGACCCGTCATACTTAAATTTACTTGTTAAAAATGTTCCTTGATATACTGTTATATTATTGAAACTTGCTATACCAGCAGAACTTACATTTACTGTGATATTTTCTGGTATTGAAAATACATGAGAAGTATTTTGTATATCACCTGTACAAACTAATCCTGCTTTTAATGTTAAAGTCTTAGTAGTTTGCTTACCATTACCATCTAATAACCCAGTTATGCTAAAAGATATTTGTGCTTTAGATGCTGTTGTTGAGTGAGGTATATATCCAACATTTCTTGCTAGTGAGACTACATTCTCTCTAAGAGTTGCAGAGTCTAAGAAAGACTCATTAACAACCATGTTTGTATTGAATGCTGTAATATATGTGTTATATGCTAAAGTATCAATCAGCACAGAAAAATTAGATCCTTCAAAGTCAAAATCCGTGAAGTCTGAATTTTCACGAATATAATCTTTTATAGAATCTCTGATTTGATCGAAATCTAAATTAGTAAATTTAGTAAAAGGCATTTTATCTTGTTGCCTCTAATAGGAACGAATATTCTTGAGTGGGAAACTCTTGACCAATAATATTAAACACAATATTCACATAAAAAGCATTTTCATCTGGATTTGGTTCAACTTCAACTTGAATAACTTCAACTCTAGGTTCATAATTTGCAATCGCAGTTTCAATTTCAGTTTGTATGACAGAAGCAGTACCAAAATCTACAAAATCAAATAGACTGTCTCTGACTCGGGAACCAAATGTTGAATTAAAGAACTTTTCTGTTGGTATCGTTTCGACAATATTTCTCACAGATCTACGAATCGCATTTTCATTCTTTAAAACTTGAAGATCTTTTGTTACTGGATGAGGTTCGAATGATAGGCTAATATCTTTGAAAGATCTAGATATTTTTTGAGATGCCATTGACCAAGAGTTTTCTTTGCTTTATTTATATTCAGTGCCAGGGAGAACCATATGTTGGTTCTGTTCCATACTCCCAATCATCATAATCGTCATCATTTCTTATTTTTTCATGTAATTCTACTTGTTTCTTCAAATCGTGCTTTGGTGCCAAATCGTGCATAACCTCTTGAATAATTCTTTTCGGTTGTGCAGATTCATAATCTGTAATTAGTTTAGATGTACCCCACATTTCTCTCATGTAATTGGGGTCTCGATCAACGGGTAAATTCGACATAGTAGCTCCTGTTTTAACTGAATAAAACAGAACTTTTATAAAGGAGGTTGCTATCTCCCTACCTCTATTTAACGATCTACTTCCCGAAGACTATAAGAATCTGAATTTAAATATTTTAAAATTTCAAGTGCAATTAATCGTGGATTTCCTTCTCCACATGTATATACATCCACGGCAATGCATCCGTTTTCTGGCCAAGTATGGCACGATACATGACTCTCTGCTAGTGCCACAACGACCGTACAACCCTGTGGAAGAAAGCAATGTGAGAAAGTATTCAGAATAGTCATTTTGGCACGGTTAATGCCTCTTATCATTGCTTCTTGAAGTGATTTCACGTCATTAATCGCTTCAAAATTAACACCATACACCTCTAGAAGCAGGTGTTTACCCATCGGAAACTGTTTCAATTCACTTGATTGAAAAAATCTATTTAGTTAATGTAAAATCCTTTGCGAAAATACTCCCCATCATCAATAAATTTCATATTTTCAACTTTTTCTTCGTCCCAAACGGGTATTGCAACCGAGTTTCCATGCCTAAAATCAGGATTTCTACGAAAATGCACTTCAATTAGGTTTCCATTGATAAATTCGCAGTTGATCCAGTCATAGTCACCCTTTAAATTATTTAAAATTTCTGGAAATTCAATATTACAGTCGATTTTTTCCCATTTTTTCCATTTATAGTATGGATCAGAATCATCTTTAGTGCCGACGACAACGAGTTCCGACCATTTTTTGTAATAATCGACACTTAAATGAGTGCCAGTGAAGATTTCACACCAAAATTCTGCAGGGTGAAAGTGATCTGTCTCATTTTCGACCCATTCTTTACGTGCAAACCGACCCATACCAAGTAAATTGAATGATGGTCGGACAATATAAAAGTCGGGTTTAGGTACCGTGGTACCGACTGGACCACAAGTATAACCTAAAACCCGACTTAAGAATAATTTATTGTATATCCAAAGGTCTGATGGATGAATATTGTACCATTCATCATCTCCCTCTAGATAGTACATTTATTTTCCCTGCCCACGGTATTTTTTTCTGGCACCATTACGAGACGTTGCTGCGTATTTAGTACCACCACCATCACCCTGCCGAGACTTTTTCGGAGGACCGGGGATATAAGAACTTTTATTTAAACCGACTTTTGCTTTGGCCATACATTATCTCCTTTTAAAATTTCAGTTTCAAGATCTTCAGGACATGGAGCACCTGTCTGATAAAATTCAATTGCCAGATCTTCCATGGTATCGAAATATTCTTCTTCTGTTAGACCAGTGTAAATTCTACGGCCTTGACAGAGAATATTATAGCGATCGTTTGACATACTATCAAATCACTCTTGTTTTCTCGTGACCAACTCTAATACGTGGATCGCACCAAATTTCAAATCCTGCTTCTTTAGCATCTAAACAGAACGATACGTCTTCTCCACACATGTCCTGAACTTCACCCGATTCAAAGACTTGCATTTTAGGTGCAAACCAGGGGTACTTCATTTCGGGATGCTCAAAGACACCTTTCTTAATCAGAAGCCAACCAAAACCAGTATAATCGACAGTGAATGGTTTACGACGTTTTGAGATACTTTCAAGAGTTTCATGATTCATCACACCACCATTGTTGCGGAAATCATCTTCCTCAAGCCAGTGGGCAACAGAAGTCGTCACTCCATCTTCGGTGCAGTACCAACCAGCCGCAATGTCTTTTTCCATCAGAACAAGTTGAAAAAACTTTTCTGTATTGAAAACAATATCGTTATCAATCCAAAGTTGCCAATCATAAGGAAGCTTGCCATCCCAGGGCAGTTGGTCAGGACCACGCAGCACATTCGCACCTAAGCACTTGCATCTTGCAAAGTTTACCATTGATGAATAATCTTGCGAGATTTGAATGCTTGCCCCTGCCTGCACCAAGTCAAAGCAGAGTTGTACAAAACTTTTTAGGTAAGTGTAAGATACACTACGACCTGGCAGACAAAAGACAATGACTTTACCACGCACTAGTTCTCGGGCTTTTTCATAATCCCATTCTTCTACAGACCCCCCAGCTGCGGGTGCCTTTGCTTTTACAGTAAATCCTTTAGCCATAATTGATTGTAATTACTTCAATATCATACTCTATTATGTATGGCATGTCAATCTCTTTCAGATAGGATAATTTCCGCACCAGATAACTCTAATTTAATTTCTGTATCTTCGTACCAATCTAAGTCATTAATTAATTCTTCTGGTATTACAAGATAATACTCCCCAGTAATTGGATCGACTTGTA